ATCCTGAGTACAGGTAGCTCTACCGTATAGTTCATATTACCTCTTGGTGGTGTTTTGTGGAATCACTGATGGACGGGGCAAGAGATTTTAGACTCTAGCCACCGGCAACCACAGGGATCACAATTCCTGCCTTTATCGGCTGCCTGCGGCCTCGGCTCCCTTATTGGGGGGGTCGAGAAACCGAAGTAGTACTTAATCTTCGTATGGTATCCAGGATGAGATAGCCTCAAATCCGCTAATCAGTAATGGTTAGCCTGGTCCTTAACCGGACTATGAAGTATCCATAAGGAGAATATGATTGTGTGTATCCTATTATTTATTTGATAAGAAAACTATAATCATGAAGCAATCGTTTTCACCTTTACAAGTGAAGACTGCTTTGAGTATTTGGCAGAGCGGTGTAAAATCCGCTAAGCGACTCGTGGGGCTGCTCGCAAGGGCAGTGCCGCTTGTCGTAGGAACTAATTCCCTCGGTTGGGTAAAGGCTTGCTTTGTTTTCTCTAAGTTTGTGATTAGTATGAAACGGTCTCAGGGTGACCGTGGTCTGGCTATATACCTTAAAACATGTAATGTATTGCTAATGCAGAGCATAGGACAGGGTAAGAGAACCCAGCCACGGCTCGTTGGGGCTGCAGTTGCATGTAGCTCTTCTGGTTTACCTCGGGTAATTCCTGGGAACCATAGACAAAGAATCAGACAGGGCGATAGAGGGGCAATTCGACTCTGGTTAGGTTTCTTTACTCTTTATCGAGTATTGGACTATAAAGGGAAGATGAGCTTCAAAACCGTCACTGATCCCGGAGTGGAGATTTCTTCAAATTTTATCTCGTCCTGGACTTCTCATTGCGAGAGGTTCCGGAGAGCGCTGGAGGCTGAGGGCGTTAAACCATTCCGGTCTAAAGTAGTTTTATCAAGACCAAGTAAGGGGCGTGACGTACGTGACTTTGCTCGGATTCAATCCGTTAAGTCTGAGTCCGTATGGTGCCCTCCCGATGGGATCCTAAAGAACGAAATATTGGATTATAATATCAAATTGGTTCCCCTGATGACTTCTAGCCCTAACACCGTGAAGGTTTATAAGGGTAAAGCCAAGGGCGATGAGCCAAGGCTGGCTAAAGACTACGAGTCTTCTGTGTCGGTCTTTAATATTGTTGAGGATTGTGTTTCGTGGTTAACTCGTCCCACGCTGATACCTTCTTTAATAACTATTTTAGTTCTTACTCGTTCTTCAAACTTGTTGTTCGCGCCGCTATGGGAGGCTGCCTTTTGGAAGATCGGTCAGATCTCCAAGGGTAAGTACTCAAAGAGGGACGTGCTGGACGGTAAGGTCAGAGGAACGTTTGGAGAACTAGGCAAGTTGGCCTTAGTTGAGGAACCAGGAAAGCTACGTGTCGTTGCCATGGTTGACTGTATTACTCAATGGGTTCTTTATCCGTTGCACCGATATATCTTTGATAAGATTCTGAGAGTCATACCTCAAGATGGACTCTATGATCAGCTTGGCCCCGTCCGAGCTCTTATAGATAAATTGCGAGCTCTAGGTTTGAAGAATGTATATTCTTATGATTTATCGGCTGCCACTGATAGATTGCCCGTTGTCTTACAGGAGATCCTCCTTGGTCAATTTGTGACTCCGGAGTTTGCGTCCCACTGGAGAAACCTACTGGTCGGTCGTGCTTACAAGTTGCCTAATCGTTGGAAAACAACGTATGGAACCGCTGCGAGCATCCGATACAGTGTAGGACAACCTATGGGTGCGTATTCCTCGTGGGCCATGTTGGCTTTGGTGCACCATGCGATCGTGCAATTTGCTGCTTCTAGAGCCAAAGTAAGTGGGTGGTTCAATCTCTATGCCGTCTTGGGCGATGATATCGTGATAGGGGATCGCGCTGTCGCCGCTGAATACTGCAAGATCATGTCTGAGATCGGGGTAAAGATCGGTTTTAACAAATCGATTGTTTCGTCCAACCTGTCCCTCGAGTTCGCGAAGCGCTTCTTCTACAAAGGGGAAGAGGTTACTCCTCTGCCGTTAGCAGCGGTGGCATGCGCGTGGCTCGGGGTTACAGGGGTCCCGGAAGTCGTTAAGGCTTCTGAGGCCCGGACAGGAACAACTTTATCCCTTTACCAGCTTGGTAAAGCAGTAGGTCTTGGTTTCAGGGCTGCAACTTCGATGTCTTCGAGACATCTGCGGAAGCTTCCAAAGAAGGCAAGATCGATCGCATTGCTTTTGGCGAGACCTGGTACTTCTAAATGGTCAGCACACACATTGTGGGATTGGTATCGCTTAGAGAAGATCAGCGATATTAGAAAATCTCCCGGTGGGTGGGGTACCGGTGTTAAGGACGTAATTATGTCCCGAATCCTATCTATTAATTTACCTAAAATAAGAATTTCTTTGTTTAACGCCTTTAAAGGCTTTCACTTAGATAAGGACTATTATGAGGCTATTGATGGATGGGATGGCTGCGAAAACGGACTAGCTCGCTGGTTCGAGGACTCAGTCGCGTCGGTATACCGTGCTCCCATGGTTGAATCTATCAACTCGTTTGATGCAATTAAAAGTAGAGTGAGGGACACTTCACCAATGGAAGTGAAAACTAAGGAGGATGATATTTATATCAATCTTCTCTTAGAGTCTCTAGACACTATTGAAAGCCTGGCCGCACGTCTTCCTCGAAAGGTATCGGTAACTCGAAATATGCAAGCAGTAATGCAAGCAGTCCGGGTCCGTCCACCTAAGACTTTGACAATGTGGAAAAGAATCAATCGTGCTCTAGACTCGTCTTGGTTGACGGCTGAAATGGGTAACCCCCAAGTAACTCACATTCCTCTGGACCCTGGTCAACCAGATCAGGAGTCTATAGCAATGGGAGCACTAGCGGAGATCAATCGGATTGATCTTCAGTCTCAAGAATTAACTTCTAGAACCGAGTAAGGGGTAGGCTTGCTAAACCTACCTTCTATTAAAATTAGCTTCCGACTACCTTCTTGCCTCGATACCGCCAAGTCCCTAAATGGTAGGACGAGTCTCGGTACAAGTATTAGAAAGCATCTTCAGCTCAACGTGTCCGGAAAACCTGTCATCC